GCTGTTTTACGTCCCTCGTACACGAAAACGGCCCTTTTGGTGTACGAATACGGGCGTAAAAACAAAATGTGTGTAATTTGAGTATAACAGTTTCCTCTAGAATCGAAGGTAGAAAGTGTTCTGACTAGGTTTTTCCTCTTGACCTAGTGAAAAACGAAATGTAACGAGGCGCCCACATTCATATTACTTCTAGAGGCCGCTTAAACGCGCTGTTTAAAGCCTGTTTTAACATCTCCAAGTGGAATTACCCATAAATAGCCCAAAATGGGCTTAAAATACCCTAGAATTCGATAATGAGCCCCAGCTGCAGCTCAGGTCTCCGGTGTTTAAACGAAAGAGATCTTGATGCCAGGCTGGGGCCTCTTTTGAACAGTCTAAAACAGTGTTTAAACAGGTAATCTGAGGTTTAGGGGGACATTTAGGGGGACATTTAGGGGGACAATTTTTGTGAAATACAAAAACAAAAAAGTGTCGTTAGGGGGACATTTAGGGGGACAAATTCGGAAAAAAATAGTACGATGCGAGTATGTTTAAATACCGAAAAATTGATTTAAAACGCATTAAAACGGCTTATAAATACCCTTTATTACCATTGATTTGTTGGGAAATTTTCCGATAATTCCCTCTAATTACGCAACTTAGCTTGGAAAATGTTTGGAAAATGTGCGTGCGTGACTTATCTTTGCATGTGAAAACACATTTTGTCACCGGGGATTCCGCAGTGATGCGCATAGTCCTATAAAACAACAACTCGTGAAAGGCCGCTAACCTTGAGTTTGTTTATGGCGCAGGGATTTCATCTTCCTGCGCTTTTTTTATCCTATAGTATGGAAGGAAATGCTAGCCTTCACCAGGCCAAGAGCTACAATGGCATACAAAGGTATATCCAAAGGATCATACTTTGGATTAAAACTTTCCAGGCGGATATGATTCTCTATGGAAGACCGCCTGATATACTTCAGTACGGTATATTCATCACCTTCTAGAAAGTATGTTATGATATAGATGTGCCCCCAGATTATATTTGATTTGTTCTGGACTCTTTGAAAGATTACTATATCACCGCTATCAATAAGAGGTGACATAGAGTCTCCCCTTGCGTATAGGGCTCCGTCAACCGGAGGAAGATTTGGAATGGATAGATATTCTTCTGCCGTCCGTGAATAGTCATCATATATTGACTTGAAGCCGGCGGTGGCCTCCATATCATAGACTGGCACTTCGCGCATAGTGCGTTTTTCCTCTGCCTTCAAGTCATAGGTTTGAACTGTTCCGTTGACTTTGTTGCCTTTTCCTGATAATAACCAATCAGCAGAATAGGAGGGATAATTTTCAACTATTTTAGTGAGCCACTTTGATTGGATATCCGTATTGTTGTGGATGGCCCGTGAGAGCACGCCTTTGCTAGCACCTATCTTTTTTTCAAGGGCGCCAATGGTTATGCCTTCTAATCTTGCAAGCTCAGATATTCTATACAGTAAGCTATCCATATCTATTTCGTAATGGGAAAATTTTCAACAAAACTCTTGCTTGGTTGAAAATTATCCCCTATATTTGCAGTGGTTCTCGTTTGCCGAGGATTGCAAAAGTAGTCAACAAAACGCACAAAAACAAGAATATGAGACAGATTAGAGTAACGCCAAATGAGAGAGAAAGGCTCCAGGAGCGCTTCAAATGCGGAAAGAACTACGTTCAGCAGGTGCTCTCCTTCTCAAAGAACGGTCCCACTGCCGAGAAGATCCGCCGGGCAGCGTTGGAGCTTGGAGGCAGATATGTAGATCCGGACTTTGCTCCGAACTGCAGAACTCAGTACCTGGGAGGAATGATCATCCAGACCTTCGCCGACCAGGTGGTGCTGCAGATCAACAGAGAGACCGGAGACCTTGAGCTCACTCATCACGGAGTAGTCGTGGAGAGCTTGAAAAATGAGTCTATGGCCATGTGGAATGCTATGGCTATGAAAGCCCAGATGATTGCAGAAAATGCAATGGTTGCACGTAAAGACAGTTAGTTGTTAGTTGATAGTTGTTAGTTGTTAGTTGTTAGTTGTTAGTTGATAGTTGTTAGTTGATAGTTGTTAGTTGTTAGTTGATTAGAAAACAGACTGCAGTGATGCAGGCGTCTGCGGACGGACAAAGCGAGGATGCAAGCCATAAAGTTTCAGGTTTAGGTATTTCATAACGGGCCCCACCGTCCGGGGGCAATTCGGAGAAGGTAGCTCAAGAGGTAGAGCACTTTGCAATATGGTATTTCTGTCTTCCCCATAGATGCAAGGAGATGAGGTTCGATTCCTTCCTTCCCCACCAAAATAAAGTTGAACATTATGAAAAAGATTGTTTACACCTCCATTCTGGCTATCATCGCCATTGCCGCTATCGTCTGGGCTTGCTCCTTCAAGTTCAGCGGCCTTGCCTGGTTCCCTGGATTCTTTGTTGCCGTTTTCTGCGGAATAAAGATCCTTGACATCAATGAGGTTGGTCAGAAAAATCAGAAAAACGCCCGGCCGTAGGAAGCCGACAACGTGGCCCTGGGAAGCCCTGCCCTCTTCACCCTGACCGGTGGGGGGGGCACAATAAAAGCCAATGACCAATTTTGACCATACTTTAATCACCGTTACGGTTCAGCAGCTGACTGACGCCAGCTCCGGAGAGGCCGTGATGAGCTATGAGTGCTATAAGAAATTAGCACAGCGCAAGTCCATCACGGTTGTACGTCCGGGCAAAGGCCTGGAGCACTGCGCCCTGGTTGATTATGACAGTCTTCCTTCGCGCTTTAAACAGCGTTTTATCAGCATTTACGGAGACCCCCATATGGCAAAAAAGGAAGAAAAAGAAATCAGAATTGACGCGGAGGCCCGCAGCTTCTTCGAGGATTACTGCCTTCCGGATGGAACCCATATCAAAGGGGACAAGATTGCGGAGTTCACTCTGAACGCCTCCGTTCTGAACATTCTCATTGACATGGAGAAGACCCAGGGAGTGCAGCGCCGTCTCCATGGCAACAGCACGCCCATCAACTGGCCTCCCATCTATGAGGCCTGCGAAGAGCTCCGTGAAAGCTACGGGCACACGCTGCCCCGCAATGTGGCCCGCCTTCGGGACAAGATCCGCGAGTACAAGCGCGAAGGGTACGCTGCTCTGGTGAGCGGCCACCTGGTGAACGCCAACGCCAGCAAGATCACCGAAGAGGGAGGCAACTTCATCATTGCCCTCAAGTGCTCCCGGACTCCCGTCTACAACAATGCCCAGATCCTTGCCAAGTACAACGAGGTTGCCCCGGCAAAGGGATGGAAGCAGTTGAAGACCCAGGCCGCGCTGGTGAACTTCCTTACTCGCCCGGAGGTGGAGATCCAGTGGAAGGGCGCCGTCATCGGCGACACCAAGGCAAAGATGATCTACCCCCGCCAGCACTCCACCATCCTTCCCACCATGCCCAATGCTCTTTGGTACGGTGACGGCACGCGGCTCAACCTGTTCTATAAGGCCTACGTTGACGGCAGATATCAGCTGGCCACTCTCAATGTATATGAGGTGATTGATGCCGCCAGCGAGGTCTTTTTAGGTTGCTACATCAGCAATACCGAATCCTTTGAAACCCTCTATGAGGCCACCCGTAACGCCCTGGAGTTTGCCGGCTGCAAGCCCTATGAGTTTGTGACGGATAACCAGGGAGGCACGAAGCGGGCCGATGCCCAGCAGTGGCTCAAGCAGGTGGCAACGCTCTTCCGTACCACCGCTCCCCACCAGGCCCCGGCAAAGACCATCGAGTCCGTATTCGGCCGGTTCCAGCAGCAGGTGCTGCACCAGGAGTGGTTCTACACCGGCGGCAATATCACTGCCAAGAGCGAATCGGCCCGCATTCACCGGGAATTCATTGAAAAGAACCTTGATAAGCTTCCCACCTATAACGAGGTTGTGGAGCTCTATATGAACGCCAGGAAGCGCTGGAATGAGATGCCTCATCCCAACGTGAAGGCCTATGCCGGTCGCAGCCGTATGGAGGTCTATACCTCCCAGGTGAATCCGGAGGCCGTCCAGCTGACGGACGCCATCCGCCGGGACCTGTTCTGGGTCACCACCGCCAAGCCGTCCAAGTTCACCGCCTACGGCATCCTCTTTACCGTGGCTGGAGAGAAGCTGCAGTATGAGGTCTTCGACAAGGAAGGCAATCCGGATCTCCTTTGGCGCCGGGACAACACCGGCCGGGAGTTCTACGTGGCCTATGACCCTCACGACCTTTCCGTGGTGCGCCTGATGACGAAGGACCAGTACGGCTTCCGCTTTGTGACGGAGGCCAAGCCTTACCTCAAGATCCACCGCGCCCTGCAGGACCAGACTGAGGAAGAGCGCAGCTTCATCAGGCAGCAGGATGAGCGCAACAAGATTGACCGCATCCAGCGCTCTATGGACAACTATGATCTCCTGCGGGAGCACGGACTTGCGCCTGAGCAGCACGGCCTGGTAGACCCTGGGCTCTCCGCTCTTAACGAGAGCCGCAAGAGCTTCGAGCGTTTGATGGAGAAGGCAGACTCTACCCGCCGCCCGGAGCCACTCCCGGCGCAGATCTATCCGGACTCCATCGGCCAGCAGGAAAAGGCAGACAGCATGCTCACCCAGTACGATGAGGCCGCAGCGCTGAGAAGGATCTGACGAATACACACACAAAAAAAACGAATATTTTTATGGAAGACAACAAAAAACAAGAGGTCAGGGACCGGCTGGCGAAGTATTGCCAGAGGTATCCTTCCAACAACATGGCCGCAGCGTCACTAAAGAACATCAGCGCAGCCACCATTTCAAACATCCTCAATGGGAAGTGGAACAACATCTCTGAGGATATGTGGAAGCGCCTGGAGTCCCAGCTGGTAAAGAACGAGGGCTGGCAGATCTTCTCCACCGGCGCATACCAGGACATGACGCTCTATCTGGGCTACTCCCAGCAGAACAGCAGCGTGATGTGGGTGGCCGCTCCGGCCGGCATCGGCAAGAGCACGGCAGCTTCGAGCTATGCAGCTCTGCACCGGAATGTATTCCGTCTCACCTGTGCTCCGGATATGACGCGCTCCGACTTTGTGCATGAGCTGGCCGCGCAGATTGGTGTGCGCACCAACGGAATGAGCATCCGCGCCGCCTTCAATGAAATCCTTCGGCACATCGTCACCCTTAACCGGCCGCTTCTGGTGTTTGACGAAGCAGACAAGCTGGCCGATAGCGTGATGTACTACTTCATCAGCATTTACAATGCCCTGGAAGACCGCTGTGGGATTGTATTCCTCTCCACGGCCGCTATCAAGAAGCGCATCACTAACGGTGTGCTCCGGGATAAGAAGGGCTACGATGAGATAGAGAGCCGTATCTGCAGGCGCTACGTTGACCTGACGCCTGTAAGCGCGGCTGAGATTGAGCAGATCTGCCTTGCAAACAATCTGCAGGACCCGGCAGCCATCGGCCGCGTAAAGGCCGATGTGCGTGCCTTCGGGAATGACCTGCGCCGCGTGAAGCAGTCCGTGAACCGTGAACTGCTCCAGGCTAAAAGAGAAGAGGGGGAGTAGGAGATGGAAAAGAAAAAAATATACGTTGCTAGTAGCTGGAGAAATGAACACCAGCAGATGATTGTCCACGAATTGCGTCTTATGGGTTACGAGGTTTATGACTTCAAGAACCCTGGAGGCGAAGCTGGATTCCAGTGGAGCAAAATTGATGAAGACTGGCAGAATTGGACGATGGGACAGTATCGTGATGCCCTTAAAAACGGCTATGCCCAGTTTGGATTCAATCGTGATTTCGATGCAATGAAGGCCGCAGACATCTGTGTTCTTTGTCTTCCTTGCGGACGAAGCGCACACCTCGAAGCAGGTTGGATGAAAGGTGCAGGAAAAAAGGTATTTGCTTTTATCCCGCCAGAAGAGAAAATTGAACCGGAACTAATGTACGGATTACTTGATGGGATATCTCTTTGTATTCAAGATCTCGCGGAGAAATTATTAGCGGCTAGTTTATGAGACGTTCTATCTCAGCAGTACAGGCGCTTGCGGTGCGCAATAAGACGCTGGAGGTGTCCCCTGACTGGCGGGGCTGCCTTGGTGACGAGATTGCGCGTCATGGCATCGTCTTCATCTGGGGCAATAGCGGCAACGGAAAGAGCTCTGCAGTGATGGCTTTTGCCAAGATGTTGGCCGATTGTGGGAAGGTGCTGTATATCTCCAAGGAGGAAGGCTACAGCCTTAGCTTTCAGAACACGCTCAGAAGGTTTGGAATGCAGGAGTGTGGCTCTTCCTTCCAGGTGATTGACAACGAATCCATGGAAGACCTTGTAGAGCGCCTTTCCAAGCCTAAGAGCCCGGAGTTTGTCATCATCGACTCCGTGCAGGCCATGGGGATAGGATCCAAGCAGTTCAAGCAGCTGCGTGAACAGTTCCGCAACAAGCTGCTGGTTCTTGTCTCACAGGCTGATGGGAAGAGGCCCGCCGGGCGCCCGGCCGTGAACATGATGTATGACGCAGATCTGAAGCTCTGGGTGGAAGGCCACACGGTCTTCTCAAAGGGTAGGTTCATGGGAGATACGAAGGAGTATGTCATCTGGGAGGAAGGGGCCCAGCGCTACTGGGAAGGACGTAAAAAGGAGTAAGAGTATGGCCGGGGAAAAGAAAAGCAATCGTGCTCTTTCATTGAAAAA